ATTTCTTTAGCAGCAGAACAGTTCTTCAATGCACTTTCACGGATCTCTTTATCAGTGAGGATCTGACCACCATTTTCAGCTGCTTCAATGTTGCGGTCTTCCAAGTGCTGAACCGCTTTGTTGAATTTGTCATAGTCTAGTTCCCACCAATACAAACGGAATTTGTGGTTGTAATAGAACGTGTGACGACGACCTTCATAGAAGTTGTAAATTAAAAGACCGGCTTCTTCTGCAGTTTCAGCAATGAGCAATTCACCATAGTGTTTGTACTTTGGAAATTGATCAGGGTTGAGTTTGTCCCACTGGAATAAGTCGTTCCAATCGAGTTTTTTACCGCCATTTGCCGGTGGCTGTGCAGCCGTAGATAACCAACCTTCAGCACGTGCGCGTTCATGCCATTTAATAGTGTAGGCTTTACCTGCTGCATCATTATCGAATGCCCAACGTAAACGTGGCTTGTCAATTTTGAGTTCATGACAACGGTCTGCAATTTGTTTTAAGAATGCAGAAGGGTAGTTGACGCAAGACAAACATGACGCTGCTTTTTGTTTTGATTGACTTAAAGCAATTGCATCAAAGATCCCTTCTGAGATCCAAAGTGATTCACCTGTTTCACCAAGTCGGCAAATTTCATCGAGTTCATGCACTGACCATGCTTGGCCAGCATTTTTAAACCCATAGTTAAAACGTGCTTTTTTATTGCCAAAACGTTCAGGTCGGTCAATCAGACGTTCCCAATAATTTTTGTCATCTAACATAAAGCGCACAGTGGCACTTGATTCGCCTGTATTTGAATCTTTATAGAACTGCTGGGTGTATTTACCAATCAAGTTTGAAATATCAAAACCACGACCTTCAGATAAAAACGCATCTGCTGCAGCGTTTGGATTGGTGTCGGTTTGTGGGTGATATTCAGACCAATCTTTAAATAGATCGTCACAAATATCTTTCACGTGTTCTTCATAGCCACATTTGACCAGACGACCACATTTCACGATACGTGGATTGTGGGCATGGGTATAAAGTTCTTTTTTACCGCATTGTGGGCAGATCCCTTCACGGAACCATTCGCCACGTGTCTTGAAGCTGAACATTTGTTCAAGACGGTCAATGATGCGGTTTTTAATATCAGACATTAGTGAAGTCCCTTTACGTTGCTTTCAACAATCCATTCCCAGTCCTTTGCGTCCTGGAATGTAATGATTTGGTGATCGAATAAGGCTTCGATATAGCCTTTTAATTTTTCAGCAAAGCGTTGACGTTCTTCACCAGACAAAGTTTTTAAATGGTCTATACGTTTTCTTAAGGCTTCTGTACCATTACGATTTTGGAGTTGATTCTTTCGCTTTATACAAAGTTCTTGAAGTGTTGTCATTCTGTTTACTCTTAGCTTGAATTAAGTAAACTAATAAGCTTTTCAGGGGCTTATTGTTTATTTTTGGCTTCAGAAAATGGGTTGTCTGATTTCTCAACTTTCGATAAAGCTTCAGAAATGAGTTTTTCTGTAAAGCTGGAAATTGTCATTCCTGCTTCAGCAGCGCAGACTCTCAGGAACTGATGACGGTTCGGAGTTGTGTGTGTGATGATTGCTTTTGTTCTGCTTTCGACATTACTCATGGCAAGTCCTTAAAATGTTGATAGAGCATCAGTGAATCACTGTATTACTGAATAATATTACGATAAATCGAAAGTTTCAATACTTTGGTGGGTAAAAATGTCGATTAATGATAAGTTTTTAGAGCGTGGAGCACGTTTGAAAGCCGAACGAAAACGTTTAAAACTGACTCAGCCAAGCGTGGCAGAGTTGCTGGATGTGGCTGTGGGTTCTATTGTTCGTTATGAAAAGCAAGGCGATCCGCTAAACCAGAACCAATTAACTGTTTTGCAAGATGCTGGATTTGATACGTTCTTTGTGACGTTTGGTGTACGCTTTACGGAACTGAGCGAAGATGAACATCAGATTATTTCCGCTTACCGATGCTTAAAAGATGATGCAACTAAATTGGGCTTTGTCGGAATGGCCAAAGCCTATGCAACGCAAAATGCCACCTAATCGGTGGCATTTTTTTTACAATGACATTTCAAATTTTTTAATTATTTTATTTACTTGGTCATGCATTGTGGTGAATAGTGAATTGATCTCTGCTGCGTCAATCTGTTCACCTTCCTGGACTTTCATTTTACTCATCAAACCTAGACAGTTTTTTAAGCGAATTAATTCAATTAGCGTTTCTTCGTTTTGGTCATCATTGTTGTTTACGGTATTGTTCGACATTTATCCTCCTTTAGTAACATTGAACATTGTATTGAAAAGATTGAAAAGTGGAAGATCATCAAGATACCTAGTGCGACAGATTATGTCTTCTAGCCAAAAAATAATCGTAGAATTAAAAAAAAGCCCTCAAAATGAGGGCTTTTTTTTAAACTATGCTTTGGAAAGAATCGATAATCTTTTTCATATCCCTGCTAAATGAGCTAAACAAAGCGTTTAATTCTTCACGTTTCAAAACTTCCCCACTGGAAACTTCAACTTTGCTTAAAAAGCTTAAACGATGATCTAACTCAATCAGGTTGATCAAAATTTCTTCGTGAACATCGATATTGGATTGTGTATTCATGGCTCATACTCCCCAAAACAATAATGAGAAGACGATAGAACATGCTGAAAAGAACACGGTGGTGTCTAAGATGTTTTTAAAAATTTGTTTACGTTTAAGTTTGCGCTGGCGTTGTTCATACGCTGCTAGGTCGTAAATAGGGGAGTGTTCACGTACGTTTTTTTGAGTGCACGAATGTGCAGAAGCGAACTGTTTCATTTGCTAATTCCTTATGTCAGTTTTGAAACTTGACACCATTACTTCCTACGGTAATGGTGGCAGACTGAATGGCGGTAGGAATACCGTGACATAAGGAACGGCAAATCGCCTGTGCGATCTCACCATCCAGCCTGCCATAAAAGGCATAGCCGAATTTTACGCAAAAAAATAGCCCGTGGGCGGACTTTTTGCGCCTTATGTCAAATATTTCAGGTTCCTACGCCTGACCACAGATTTTGCTGTAGTATTAAGACTGTATCAGTGAATCACTTTGCAGGTCAAGTGACTTTATAAAAATTGAGAGGTAAAAGGATGCAAGCTATAACTAAGAAACAATTACTGGAACTGGTAAATGCAGAAGTAGATAAGCTTATTAAAGATGATGAAACCCTAGTGATTAGTGATGTTAAGCAAGAAGGACATATTTTTGTTTTTTATGCAGATGACTTACTCAATGATCCGAAAAGAATGATTTTAGCCCAAGAAATAATTGAAAAAGTAGAACCCTTGTTTAGGGATCAATATATCTTAATTGATTAATAAAAAGCCCCCAAAGGGGCTTTTTATTATTTCGATGGCTCACAAAGCTTCATACCTTCATCAATGAGGATATTTGGACTCATTTTGAATTTTACACCCATGTTTTCAGTGTCTTTAGTAATTTCTAAAATGCTAATGTAATCATTTGCTGCTGATCCATTGACACCATACTTCTGCCCATCTGGTGTAGTAAAGACAATGCGTGTTGGTGGTTCACAATGTAAGGTTCCTTTATCCACAGTCAGTGGCCATTTGTCCCCAAATTGATCTGCTGTCACTTCTACTGTTTGATATTCTGGTGTACTGCTGCATGCAGAAATAAAAGCTGCTGCCACTGCTGCGATAAACTTTTTCATTGAATGCCCTCTATATAAATTAAAAGCCCCATGTGGGGCTTTTAAAGGATGCCTGATCAGGTCAAGCCCTGCACAGCATATTGATTATTCTGCTGTCATCCTGTTGTTATTATAACCGTTTTTTTAAAACCATCCTACTGTATGTAGGAATAATAAAGCACTACCTATCACACCCAGCATAGCACCAACTAAAAAAGGATAGAGCCACATATTTTTATCCTTTACGCTTGGTTTGGGTTTGAATAAATGCACAGCTTGGTTTGTTGTTTTGTTGAATCAAGCTTTCGATGCGTTTGGTATAGCGGTCGAACAAGTACCAGATGATGAGTACTACGGCAGCCAATAGGTTTACAACAATTAAAATCAGTGCGGTTTGTTGGTCCATTTTTATTTTTCCTTTGCTTATTAATCTTGTGATGTGCATTCAGGGCAGGGGCATTCGATTGGATCTGATGGTTCAGCGATAATGACTGGCATGACGTTCTTCCTTGGTCTTGCACTCAATGCATAAAGTGACTGCACCTAGCTTCTGTCGTTCTGGTGGAATGTCATTACCGCATTGTTCACATTCATCAAGTGATGGTGTGCTGTAATCACGTGGTACCACGTGAACTTGATCCAATTGATTTTGTTGGGCGATATCAAATTTTTTAGACACGTGAGACCTGTGGATTCTTATTTTTATGTGGGGAAGGGGGGAGATTTATTTCTGGGTTAGGCATGCCCGATGGTGATAGTTCAAACTCAATCTGAAAAAAACCTTGCGCAGTAAAACCGCATTCAACATTTGAACACTGAGCGTGGAAACGTCGTAAAAGTGGATTTAATTCGACACTGTTTCGGATAGGGAAACTTGAACCGCAATGTGGGCATTTAGTACGTGAAGGTCTAGACATATTGCACCTTTGGATCAAAATTTATTCATACAAATATATAACAAAATTACGATATATCTAAATAAAATGTTGTAAAAATAATCAAATATCGTTATTTTAATTAAACCCATTTGATCTCGACTTCACCCCAAAGTCGGGATTTTTTTTATTTTGATTTTTTATATTTATCAATTTTTGCCTGTTCTCGTTTTAAGGCATTGGTCGCAGTCTTTTTAGACTTATAAATATGCGTAAGCTTTAAAGGTTTGGACTGATCACCAGAGGTCAGTTTGATTGATTTGCCACCTTCACTGTAATACGCGATTACACCGGTATATTCGGCATAATTTTTACCTGTGCGTTTTTTCTTTTTGGCTTGCTTTTCTTCTTCCGTTTTTTCTTCCCTGCCTTCAAACAAGGTCGACACGTCATCTGCATCGGGCAGCTGCACTTCCAATTCAACAGAAGTGGTCAAGCCACTGTCATTTAAAGTATGGGTGACATTGGTACCCAGCCAAATGATGTCGTCAATTTCAGGCTTTAATCCGTTGAACTCAAATTCCTGTTCAGGGATCAGCGTTGGATCTCCTTTGGCCAAAGCATAAGTCAGCTTTTGTGCAGTCCGTTTGCATCGGTTGTATTCGGCATTGGCTGCCAATTCTGCCGTGGTTTTATCCCGATGCACATAACGGATCTCTTTTAAGTTGTCTTCACTGTCACCGACAAATACATGCAGTTTTTTGGCTTTATTGTCTGCATAGTAATAGGCTTTGACACCCGTGATATTGTCGGTGCCGGTACCATTGGTATAGTTGTGCTGATCGCCTTCATCCCGGGTGATGATTTTGCGTGGCAAAGCTAAACCTGAAACCGTTTGGCTGGCACCACGTGGTAATAAAATCAAATGGCCATTCTTCACTGTCGCAATGGCATCTTGTTCATCGGCAATTCGAGTAATGAGATTTGCATCAGATTCATTCTGAGCAATGTATTTAATAACTTTGGACGCAAATTTTTCATGAACTATGACTTTGAGTTCATATTCATCACCGATCTTGTCAAAGATTTGCTGAATAGTTTGATTATTCCAGCTGCGTTCACGTTTCTGTTTTAAACCTTCAGATACGTCATTGGCCATGGCAGAAATTGAAAGTACATCTGGCGCACCACGATGTGAAGTCGATTCAACCTTATATACGCCTTTATCAAATAAACCGGTATTGGACCAACCTAACCACACCTGAATTTTTGCACCTTTGGGTGGGATAGATAACATGCCGTCGGCATCACTGAGTTCAATATCTACAGTGTCAACAACCAAGCCACGATTATCTTTGACTGTCAGCGACATTAGACGTGTGGCCATTTGCGGTGAAATGTCCACACCATCGACTTCAACACGAAATATGGGTGTTGGGTATTCAGTCAAGTTCTCATATGCACTGATGGCATTATTTGCAAAATTTAAAGCCTGTTTAAGCATTACAAGATCCTATTCAATGCACCAATGCCCATGCCAACCAGTGTGCCCAAAATGCTGGGTTGCCAGTCGCGAACGATGGTCAGTTTGATGGTGAATTCTGTTTTACGTGCTGCACCATCTTTGAAGAAAAAGGTTTTGCCTTCTTCTAGGTCATTGATGATGACCAAGCCATAAATTTTGCCTGTGCCTTCAATGAGGGTATAGGCTTTGCCGGTATCCCCCATTTGGCGCACGATATCTAAAGTATTTCGACTGCCGGTGATCTCATGATAAATCACCCCTTGCAGGGTGATGGTATCTTCACCTTTGCCAACAAATTGATAAGCCGGTGCAGCACCAACACGACTATTGGACGGATGTCGCCAGTTAGTGACACGTTTTAATTCTTGATATGAGGCAGTGCGTAGTGAAAATACGAACATGCCTAAAGCCATCATCATGTGTGATTACTCCGTGTCTGTTAAAAATTTACGTTTTGCATTTTGTTCTTCTTGCGCGACACGTCGTAATTCCTGACGCAAGGCTTCAGCAGTACCTTTCACAAATGAACCATCTTTGGCTTGAATGGTGATGTTGATGGTGTCATTGCTGACAAATGATTTGGCAGATCCACCACCCATTGAGATTGGTTTGACTGGTTTAGTTTTGACTGCTGTATCTACAACACCTTGTGTGGCTGTGGTGGTTGCTGCCACTGGTAAGTTGTTGGCATTGGCAATACCGTTGGCCATACCTTGCATGGTATAGCCACCAATACCCATAAAGACACGTGAAGGTGAATGGATGCCTAGAATGCCCCTGGCTTTATCAATGACGCCACTAACAGCACCGGTGATGGCATCTTTGACGGCATTTACTTTGGATAAAATACCGTTTTTCAATCCTTCCAAAATCATGGCACCAAAGCCAGTGAACTTCGCAGGAAGATCAATGCCGAACCAACGTAATACGCCAGCAAATGCTGAATAAAATAGTCCGATTGGACTCCAATTGATAATCAGTGCTGAAATGCCACGGATACCGCCATTGAACGCTGTTTTGATGGTATTCCAAATACCAACAAAGAATCCTGATATAGGGGCCCAATTCTTATAGATCAGGAATGCAGCACCGGCAATGGCAAGTACAATCCATGTAATTGGGTTGGTGAGTAAAGCCATGCTCATGGCACGTGCTGCCATAGCGACCACACCAAATGCACGACCAACCATCATCATTGGACCAAAAACAGCAATTAAACCAATGGATAGGGCA